AATATTGGGCCATCTAACGGAGGAACTGCAACAGCTTCTGCTATCACAGTTATAACTCCTTCTGTGTATGGCGCCAATCAAGAAAACATAGAAAACATAAGATTCAATGCTCCTAGATATTATGCTACACAACAGAGAGCTGTTTCAGTAGACGATTATGCTTCTCTTGTGTATGCTAAATTTGGCGGCGCTGTTGACGACGTTATTGTGTATGGTGGTCAAGACTTAGAACCAAAACTTTATGGTAGAGTAGTCGTTTCCATCAAACCAACAGCTTCTACAATAGCTTCTTCTTTGTTGAAGAACAGTATTGTTAATTACCTTCAAGATTATATTGCTTTGCCTAACAGAGTTATTGTTACTGATCCTGAGTATTTCTATATTAAGATTAATTCAATCGTTCAATATAATTCTAAACTTACTACAAAATATGCTTCAGAAGTAAGAAGTATTATTCTTAATGATATTTTAGAGTTTAGTTCTGCTCATCTAGAAAAGTTTGGTAACGATTTTAGATATAGTAGATTCGTCACTCATATCGATGACGCAGACACAAGTATTACCAGTAACGACACTCATGTAAAGATTGTTAAAAGAATAAATCCCAAACTAAATTATGCCACTTCTTACAGTATAGCATTTAATAATCCTGCTGAATTAGAAGGCGTGTATGGAGGAGTTGCGTATCCAGACGAAAGAGTTTTCAACAGCTCTTCGTTTTCTTACATTGACGAAAAGGATAATATAATTCCTAACTGTTATATGGAAGATGACGCTCTTGGTAGTATTCTTGTTTATACTTATGTTAGAGGCGTAAAAACTACTGTCAATCCAAATATTGGAGTTATAGATTACGAATCTGGAATTGTTTCCCTAAGTAATCTAAAATCTTCTTACTATGGCAACTATCTGCTTCTGGAACTAAAGACAAGAAATAAAGATATTATTGCGACAAAGAACATGGTTCTGGTTATAGAACCTGAAGACGTAACAATCGACGTAATAGAAACAATTAGATAAAATGGAATTTAAAGTAGAAAAAACAATATCTAATTTTGTAGAGAGCCAGTTCCCTCAATTCTACCAAGAAGAGGGTCCAAAGTTCATACAATTCGTCAGAGCTTATTATGAATGGCTAGAATCCGCAGGTCCCGTCAAAGCAGATGGTAATGGCGGACCCATTCACGAAGCCAGAGAATTAACAGATTACAGAGATATTGATACTACTGTTGAAAGATTTCTGGAATATTTCCAGAAAAAATATCTTTATGGTATTCCATTCAATATTATTGCTAATAAAAGATTCCTCCTTAAACATATTTTGGACGTGTACCGTTCAAAAACAACCATTCAAGGTTATAAACTTCTATTCAGATTAATCTACGACGAAGACGTTGACATTTATCTTCCTGGTAAAGACGTACTGAGAGTATCAGACGGTAAATGGGTTGATCCACGATATCTAGAAGTAACATACACAGAGAATCTAGAATCTCTTATTGGTAAATCCATTATGGGCGTTTCTTCAAAGACAACAGCTGTTGTTGAGAAGGTTGTTAGGGAACGTGTTAATAAAGACATAGTTTATATGGCGTACATTACCAGCGTTGAGCCTAAAGGCGGCGATTTCGACGTTGGTGAAAGAATTGTTGACTACAGATACAGAACAGATTCTGCAGTAATTGGTGCATCGCCAGTCATCCTAGGATCATTAGATACTCTTGATGTTTTCAACAGCGGTAATTCATTCAACGTCGGAGATATTCTTAAAATTGCATACAAAGATCCAGATACCAACGAAATTGATTCTTTTGGTATTGAAGGTCTTGTTATCGTTAAATCCCTTTTTCGTGGATATGGTTCTCTTAACTTCAACATCGTTAATGGCGGGTTTGGGTTCCTAGCCAATTCAGCAATATTTTTATACAAAAACATTGCCGATCAAACTGGTAGCGGAGCGAGCTTTAACATCAAACTTTCTGACACCAGAAGATTGACATACAACACAGACTGGATCCAGGATTTTATTGACTTACCTATTAATGAAACTTCATATGGATTTTTGGGAAATGCCAGCGCCAATTTAAGTACGAATATCGAAGACACGTTTACATACGAGAGCGGCGTATTCGGTAAAATCGCCTATCTAACAAACGTTCTTGCTGGTAATGCTTATATTGCCCCTGCTAATGTTTTCATTAGATCAACTTATAGATCAAAAAACCTTCCTGGCAAACTTTGGTATTATAACACCAACACATTTATTAACGCTTATTCTTCAGGCGTATATGTAAATACTTCATTCATAGATGGTAATGTTGTTCTTATAGCTAATGCTAATAAACATTTCGATTTGAATAGCTATGTAGATTACTTGGCTCCAGAAGGCTATAGCGCCATTATGTAAAAACTTCAAACACGTCAGGAATTACTCTTAGCGAAACTCCTGGTGGAGCAACATTAGCGATCAGCACAACTAATGTTTCTAGTAATGTAGTGAAACACGTTTTCACTACAAAAGCTCTTACAAAGAGCTTTTTGGCAAACGCTTCTTATATCAACAACGTAAGTCATTCTATATTAGTTTCTAATGCCAATACATACTTCTTTGTTGACGATTATGTGTATTATTATGTTCCAACAGGAAATGTTGCAATTACTGGTCTGAAAGGAAACACTTATTATTATGTAGAATCTTCTAACGATTCTGCGTTAACTCTTTCTATGTCAGTAGGCGGAGATCCTATTGAGGTATTTTCTGGTAACTACGGGGCGGCGGCAGAAACTCATTATCTATTGAATGATACCACCAGAGCTCAAGTTCCCTATGTCAACGCTTATTCAGAAGATTTTTATTCTAATACAACTTCTGTAAATAATTCAAATTATTCTATCCTATTGGCCAATGCTGACATATATTTGCAAGCTGGTGATTCTATATTCTATGATGTTCCTACAGGATCTTCGGCGCTTGCAAATCTAACAGCAAATTCTGTTTATTTTGTTAAAACTGTAAATTCCAGCGCTATCACTTTAAGTAATACTGCCGGTGGTGCTACTATACAGATATACACATCTTCTTCTAGTGCTGCTGCTTCTCATCAAATCAAAGGCGCCAAATTCAACAAATATTTTGCGAACAATGATGTTATCTATCTGCAGTCTGATGAGGCTGATGCAAACACTTTAGAATTGGCTGTTATTAGAGAAATCAAAAGCGATACATCTGTTCAACTTTATGGGTTCACTAACAATACTTCTACTAATTCTATGGTATACGGTAGAGCGGTTGTTATCATGCCTTCTCAGTTTGCTAATTCAGAAGTCACAGCAAGAAATAGTAATACTGGTTTGATCGATCAGTTTAGTCTACTTTCGTATAACAATAATCCAAATAATTATGGCGCTTATGCAAGCATCATGAGAAGATTGGATAATACGATTAATGGCATTAATGATAATATTCTTGCTCTTAACTCTAGCGGTAATAATATCGTAGAGAAGGTTGCTGCCGTTTCTTCGGGTAGAGCTTACGTAGAGGGCGAATCTGTTCATGCTTACAGATATGGTATTTTAGAAGTTCCTGTTGTTGTTAAAGGCGGTTTTGGTTACGTAAACAATGATACTTTAATCTTTACTGGAGGGTTTACCGAATATCCAGCCAGAGGTTCAGTCATAACCAACAACCAAGGTCACATTACAGCTGTTAACACACAGCTTGGAGCTTGGTATAGTGGATCTGGATATAACACTATTCCAGAAATTTCTATTAGATCTGCAAACAGCAGAGCCTATGGCGCAGTGTTGACCACAAACTTCATTCCTTTCGATACAGCCAGTGAAATTAGAGGTATTGTCAGAAAGGCTGGTGTTGGTAAGGGTGTTGGTTATTGGGCAACAACTGATGGACTATTAAACTCCGATAAGGTCATTCAAGACAGTTATTATTATCAAGATTATTCTTATGAAATTAGAGCTGCTATCAGTATTGAAAACTACAAAGAAGTTTTCTATTCAACTTTCCACCCTGCTGGTACAGAACTATTCGGTAAGTATGAATTGCAGCCATTTGTGGTCCAAAGCGAGATAGACCTAGTATATGATACAAACGCCAATACTGCTTGGCCGCTATGGTTGACATGCGATATTTCAGACCCAAGAATTCGCTGCGACGTTCTTGTGGAAGAACTTCCTGACGGCAGACTGCTACCAAATACATATCTAACGGTCGATCAATTCACTTTCGCTAACAATTATCTGGGAGTAGACATAAATACTATATTCTGTAGTAATGCCACTCTCAGAGTAGATAGAATATCTGAAGATTCATAAGGGGAACTAAATTGACAATACAAACAGCCAATATTGGCGCAAGCCCAAACGACGGAACTGGCACTCCTCTGAGAGATGCCGTTGATCTGTTCAATCAAAATTTTATTCAGCTGAGTACTAACTCTGTTGTAAACACCAGTATTACTGTAGGAAATACAGCGACTGGAAACGTCTTTGTTAATTCTTCTTTGATTTATGTGCAAAATAATGCTGCTTACGTTAGAATTGGTAACAGCGCATCAGTGAACGTAATAGCAAACAGTTCTGTTATCCAGACAGCTGGTCTGGTAAATACAGGAACTCTTTCTGTTACATCAAATACTTTGAACCTTGGAACTACCTCTTCTGCTGGAGCTAATGGTTATACCTACCTACCAAACGGTCTAAAAATGAATTGGGGTTGGGTGTATTGTAATAGTACAATTGGAAATGCTATCTTTACTTCTGCTTATACATCAGAGTGTTATGTTGTTACTGTTACCGGTAATACAGCTAACGCTTCTTTTGCTCCTTTTGTGCCTGAACAGAATACAACTGCAGCTGTTATCAGAACAAACGATAATACAGCTATCAACGTTCATTTTATTGCGCTTGGTAAGTAAGGTTTAAAAATGGCTGGAATTATTCAATCTGCATACAAAAAGTCTTTAATTGATGAGATGTTGTATAATATCAGCACAAACACGTCTTATTATTACGCATTTGCATCTAACCCTGTAGCGTATAGTGGAGCTGTTCCTAATACTTCACCAAAAGACTATTCTACTGAATTTGAGAACGATTGGTTGATGTTATTTGGCAAGAAATTATCTATTTCTAATTTCGCCCCGTTGATTCAGAATAATATATGGGACGCTAACACAATATACAGAAAATATGATAATAGCGATCCCGAGCTTTATTCCAATAATTTGTTTTATGCTATTTGCGAGCCTGAATATGACGGTGGCACTTATAATGTATATAAGTGTTTGGACAATGGCAACGATTCCCCTTCTTCTGTCAAGCCAACAATGGTTCAAACAACTTCTTTTGCTACTTCTGATGGTTATGTTTGGAAATATGTAACTTCTATTCCATTCAGACTATACAGAATGTTTGCGACCGAAGAATATGCTCCATTATACGCAAACGCTATTACATCAATTTATGCCAATGTTTATGCTGGTGTAGAAAAAGTTGTTATTGAAAACGGCGGAACAGGTTATTCTACATATCATGAAGGCACTATTCTATCTGCTAATACTACTGTTATCCAGATTGAAAACGAAGCCAGTATCCAGAGCGGTTATTACACAGGAAGCGCCATCTATATTTACAATACTACAGCTACAACTTCTCAGATATTCAACATAACTGAATACGTAGCAAACAGTGTTGGTAAATGGATTTATTTGGATAAAGAAGCTAATACTGACAATATCTTGCCACAGGCCACAAGATACAAAATTTCTCCTAGCGTTCATTTCGTTACAGACGGTGGAACTCAACCTATTGCTTATACTACTATAAACCCAGAAGCAAACTCTATTTCTGATGTAGTAATTCTAGAAACTGGGGCGGATATATCTTGGGCTAACGTGACGATTAATGCTTTGGTTGGTCAAAATGCTAATGTTTATGCTATCGTACCACCAGCTGGCGGACATGGTAGTGACGCTCTTTCGGAATTGAATATCAAGGCTCTGGGTGTAAACTTTCATTTTGCTAATACTGAAGGCGACAATATTCCTACTTGGATTCAATATAACAAGATAGGTATTATTAAAAATCCATACCAATTATATGCAAATGGCGCCAAAAGTAATACTCAATTTACTGGGGCTGTTTTCAGTCAGGTTATGGAATGCGATGTCTCTAATCCAGTCGTATATACTATTGGAGACAGGGTTTATGGTAATACCAGCAACGCTTATGGTATTGTTGCCTATTCAAATACAACTAAATTGTATGTCACAGGCGACAAAACATTTATAGATGGAGAATATGTTTTCTCTAGTAATGGCGTTCTCAACACAGAAGTTGATATTGTTTCAAAGGGCGATATATACGCTAAGAGTTTGAAGCCTCTTTACGTACAGAATATAAATAATGTTAATAGGTCTAACACCCAAACCGAATCTTTTAAACTGATTATCCAGATATAATAAGGCACCAATAATGGCTCTAAAGACAGATTTCAACGTTGCTCCATATTTCGACGATTATGATGAGTTTAAAGACTATTATCGAATCCTTTTTAGACCTGGTACAGCAGTTCAGGCAAGAGAACTAACACAGATCCAGACAATTATCCAGAAACAGATCGAAAGATTTGGTAACTGGGCGTTTAATAACGGCGATATTGTTTATGGTTGTCAGATTTTCGACATGCCTTCGGTTCCGTATGTTCGCCTTATGGATTTCGCATCGAACGGTACAGCAAACTCAGCCACTCTAGACGTAAGAGATTATGTTAATGCAGTGGCCACTAGCGCCACAAGCAATCTAAAAGCTCAGGTCATTTACGCTAATGCAGGATTCAGCACCAATTATCCTGACACAAACATTCTGTATCTAAAGTACATCAACACTGGAACAGGCGGGGAAACTATATTCTCCAACAACGAATTGTTGACTTTCCAGCAAGTTTCTGTTGCAGGTAATACTGATCTAGCAAATGTTTATAGTTGGTCTAACACTCCTATCGATACTGTAACAACAGGTAATTCTCACGGCGTAAGCGTAACAGAAGGCGTTGTTTTCATTGGAGGCGAATTCGTTAGAGTAGCAAATTCTACATTTGGCCTTGTTAACAATTTTGGTACTTACGCTGGTAATAATGTTATTGGATTTGACCTTATTGAACAGATTGTTACAGAAAACCAAGATACAAGTCTTCTAGATAACGCTCTTGGATATACCAACGAAAACGCTCCTGGCGCTCATCGTTTGAAACTTACTCCTATAATCATTTCTCTTACTACAGAAGAAGCATCCCTTAGAGAGAAATTCAATCCTATCGGAATTTATAATTATGGTAGTTTGGTTTCTAAAGTTTTACCAGCAGCAAACGTCTATTCTGTTGTTGGTGACGTTCTAGCAAAAAGAACATTCGAAGAATCTGGCAATTATGTCGTAAACCCTTTTATTGTTGATACTGTAACAACCATTCCAGGTTCTGATGTAAGCGCATCTGATGCTAACAGCGTTCTAGGGCGTGTCAGCACAGGTATCGGTTATGTTCAGGGTAACAGAGTAGAAATCCAAAAAACTGCATATATCAACATGCGTCGTGGCGTTGATACCCAGACAAACCGTTCACAAGAAATCAATTTCAATTATGGCAATTATTTTATTGTAAATGAATACGCTGGATCATTCAGATCCGATTTGATAGCTAGCGTCAATTTTTATGACCAGCCACAAAAAGCTGTTACCAACAGAACATATTCTGGAACTGGTTTGGTTGGTAATTTGATAGGTACAGCCAATATTAGATGTGTAACATTAGTTTCCGGCACTCCCGGCACATCTACTGCTAATTATTACATTCACATTTTCAATACTAGTATGTCTGGAAATTACACACCAAGCCAGATAAAATCTATCGTATTTACTGGTCCAAACAAAGGTATTGCTGACGTTGTATCTACTGGTATTGTATCTTCGCAGAACAAAAAACAACTATTCAGTTTTGGCGTAACTGGTATTAAGAATCTTAGAGATCAGAACAACAATGTTGTTACAGATTACTATTACAGAGCAAGTAATACTACTGCTATTATGGACACCAGTGGTAACATTGACACAAGAATAGCTTCTTCAGTTACAGGCGGAACTGATATTCTACCATTCGTTGCAGGTACAACATTAACAGATTCGGCTGCAGCTGACATTATAGTTGTTTCTAAAACTAATGCAGATTCAGCTGCTATAACTGGGTCAGTTTCAGTAAGCACATCTTCTACTATTGTAACAGGTTCTTCTACTGTATTTACTTCTATATTTACATCTGGAGATTTGGTAAAGGTCGATGGCGCAGTAAGAACAATTGTATCAGTTGCAAACAACACTTATATGGTTGTTGATGCTCCGTTCGCTTACTCTAATTCTGGAACAAACTGTTATAAGAGATATGTGAATGGTAAAGTAATTTCCACAACAAAGGGTATTACTGGTCCTTCTCCATATGTAACAATAGATACTAGCACAGGGTTCACAATTCATTCAGGGCAGATTCCATCAGTTCCTTTGGACGTTGACGTTTCTTATATCGTAAAAAGAACTGTTACTGTTCCTGCTAAAAAGGAAATCAGAAAGAAGAGATTTGTTAAGATCAACACTTCTTCAAACCCAAAAGGTCCATGGTGCCTTGGGTTGGGAGACGTACATAAGATCAATAAAATTTACGGAACTGCTAATGGCGTTTATACTGTTAATGGTGTCGATCTAACAAGTAATTTCTCTCTTGACACAGGCCAAAAAGATACTCATTATAACTTAGCATATATTTACGCTAAACCTGGTTATACAGCTACTTCTTTCCCAAATGTTTTGGTGGACTTAGATTATTTTGCTGTTAATACATCGCCAGGAGTTGGTTATTTTACAGTCGAATCTTATCCTGTTGACGACGCTAATACTGCTAGTGTTACCGCCATTCAGACAAAAGATATTCCTCTTTATGTTGATGACACTGGAGCCAAATTACCACTAAGAGATTATGTGGACTTCAGAGTTCCATGTATTAATACTGCTAACGACAGCGGTTTTTACGATTGGTCTAACGGAGCTCAAACTAATACTGCAATTTCATATGCTACGTTGAATCCATCAAGCACTCTATCGTTTGATGTTCCAATCACAGGAATGAATTCTCCTGCTTATGGTAAATCTCTAGAGGCAGATTATACTTTCTATCTGGGTAGAAAAGATCTGGTTATGATCACCCCTGACAATGTTCTCAAGGTAAAGGAGGGTGTGCCTAGCATTACACCACAATCTCCTCTATTCCCAGAGAATGCTATGCCATTGGCTACTCTCAATATACCTCCATATCCTTCTCTATCTTCTGAGCAGGTCGATGACTTCTTGACTATCAACCAGAGCGCCATAAACCTTATAAGAGACACTTCTCTTTCAATATCTGGTTCTTCTTTGACTAATAGAAGATATACTATGAAAGACATAGGTTCTATTGATCAGAGAGTTACAAATCTAGAATATTACACTCAGTTGTCATTGCTAGAGAAAAAGGCAAAAGACTTAACAGTTACTGACGAAAACGGTCTTGATAGATTCAAGAATGGTATTTTCGTTGATCCTATGACTTCTTTTTCTCTTTGCGATATTTCTAATCCAGAATTCAGTATAGCAATTGATTCTTCGAAGGGCGTCGCTAGACCAAAAATTGTTAGAGAAACTATCACTATCAATTTCAGTAGCACTGCTTCTTCTAATGTTGTCAAGACAGGCAGACTTATTACACTAAACTATACTGAAGTTCCTTTCTTGGTTCAGCAATATGCTACAAAGTATAGATCTTCAGCTTTGGTTGCTTATGCTTGGAATGGTCATCTTACTCTTATTCCGACATACGATAATGGCGTTAATGAAGGTAAAACTGGTTCTGCAGAAATCTATATTGATTCAGCTGCTCCATGGAAAGAATTCGCTTCTAGCCCATTCGGCGTTACATGGGGCGATTGGAGAACTACAACTTCTACTGAGGTTGAGACTATTCTTACTGGAGAAGTTAGAAACAAAGTATATGACTTCAGAGGAAATCTTGTCAGCGATAGACCTGCTGCTGTTCAGCCTGTTGCCAATCCTCCATCTGTAAACGATCTTCTCGTGCAAGCTGGTTGGAATGGCGGCGTAGACTTATTGACAACTCTCTTAAGAGGTTTATAAATATACAAAATGGAATTTAGGAGATAAAAATTGGCTGTTACAAATACTACTAGTATTACAAGCACTACCATTGGTATCCGCGAAGGTACGCAATTACAAGTTACTGAAAACAAGAATTCAAAAACTGTCGGAAATTATGTTACCGACATTTCTATTCAGCCGTACATTAAAAACAGAATTGTCTCCTTTTTTGCATACAACATGCGCCCTGATCGAAGAGTTCATATTTTCTTCGATAGTGTTAACGTAGACGAACATTGTGCTCCTGGTTCAAGAGATGGTAACAACACATATGTTGTTCCAACAGACGGTGGAAATTACCAATCAGTTTCTAGAGTTGGCAATTGGGGTTCTCCTGTTTATACAGATAAAAATGGTAGAGTAACAGGTCAGTTCAATCTTCCTGCAGGCACATTCAAAACTGGCGAAAGAGCTCTGCAGATATGTGACGTAGATAGCCTTGTATATGGTAACGATGCTATCACCACAGTTTCTTCTGCTATGTTTACTGCTTCTAACATAACAGTTTCTAGAGATACATTAACTCTCACAACAGTTACACCAGAATTAAATTTTATACCTGTTTCTAATACATTCGTAAATACTGATACAACAGTTCTTACTTCTGTCATTGAAGATAACGTAACTATTTTACCCCCTCCGCCTCCACCTCAGCCTTTCCCATTTTGGTTGTTTCTTGAACCTGTAGCTCAAGCTCTTACTATCAACACCCCAAATGGAGAATCAGGAATTTATGCTACATCTATAGATTTGTTCTTCAAACAAAAATCTTTAGTATCCGAAAGAGGCGTTAATGTTTACATTTGTGAAACTCAGAATGGATATCCTAACGGTAAAGTCATATTACCTTTCTCCAAAGTTCACAAAACCTACAGCGAAGTAAATATAAGCGAAAACGGTACTGTAGCAACAAGATTTACGTTCGAAGCTCCTGTTTTCTTGGCAAACAAACAAACTTATGCATTCGTTGTAAGACCAGACAACAATGACCAGGATTATCAGGTATGGACTGCAGAGCTTGGCGACACAGACGTTAATACTGGATATCAAGTATTCAGTCAGCCAGTAGTCGGAACAGCTTTTTATGGTGCTACACAAGAACAGTGGACAGCCTTGCAAACAGAATATGTTAAATTTACTCTCAATAGAGCTAGATTTAACACACAAAAAGGTCAGGCTATTTTCATTAACACGAATACAGATTTTATTTCAGTATATAACGTAGGATATAGTAATTCTTCTTCTACAATTCTTGCAGGAGATTATGTTTATCAGTCTGACAATTCGACTCCTTCTACAGCTAATCTTAGCGTTAGTGGTATTGTCAATTTCTATGACGATAACAAAAATATTCTATACGTTGATAATTCTACTGGTAATTTTTCTACCAATAAGTATGTACAGATTCATAGATTTGCTAACTCTTCTGTAGTTTCTTCGCCGAACAACTCGACTATAGTTGCTTATGCTAATACAGGTTCCTTGTATAATCCTGTAGTTGATGCTCTAGTCCCTCAATTGGCGTACATTACTCCTCCAGGAACTTCTGTTGAATATTTCTATACGGGAACAACAAACAGTTATAGCATCGAAAGCAAAGAAACCAAGGTTATTCCTGGTTACGAAAAGGAGATGTATGATTACGAGCGTATCGTAGCAAGTCGTACCAACGAACTTAACAGTATGTCTGGTAAATCTTTGTATCTCAAGGGAGTTATGTATTCTGATTCGGAATTCTTGTCTCCTGCTATCGACACTGTAAGAAATCAACAGCTTGTCATTAAGAACGATATTGATCCTCTAGGTTTTGACTACGACGAATATTTCAATAACGGCAACGCCAGATCTAAGTACGTTTCTAAGATCATTACTCTTGCTGATGGTCAAGATGCTGAAGATCTTCAGATCATTCTAACTGCATTTAGACCAATTGGTTCTGACGTAGAAGTATGGGTCAAGTTCTTAAACGGCGAAGACACTGAATCTATCAATCAGAAAACTTGGTCTCCTTTGTATAATGTTGGTTACGGATTATATTCAGATCCTTCTGATCCTACAGACATGAAAGAATATGTTTATACAGTTCCTTCGTATTATGTTCCAGTTATAACTTCTGGTACAGTAACAGTATCAGGCACAACTGTCACTGGCACAGGAACTTCATTTTTGTCTGAATTGCAGCCAGGATGGTTTGTTACTTTCCTAGTTCCAAGTACAGCAGGTTATACAGAACAAAAGAGAAAAATTGTAAGTATTGCTAGCGATAGTTCTCTGACAGTATCTTCTAACTTTATTGGAACTTATACATCTGCAACAAGAATGTATCTTGCTCCTCCCCCAACAACTGCTTGGGTAGGTAAAGACGATAGAGTTGCTTTGACAGGAACTGTTTCTTCTTATACTACTAACAATTCTATTGTTGGTTCTGGTACATCTTTCACGACACAACTTTCAGTTGGTTCTGTTATAAGCGTTGGCTCAGATCAACAAGTAATTGTTTCCATTGCTAACAACACTCTATTGAGCGTTGGAACTCCTTGGTCAAGTGCTACTAGCGGAGCAACTGCTTATAGAGTGTCAAAACCAGGCCTTTCATACTATAACAGTTCAACTAACTTCTTTACTTCGTTTAAGCAATTCCAGATTAAGATTGTTCTAAAATCAAACGATACTTCTAAGGTTCCGATTATAGACGATCTTAGAGCTCTAGCAATGCAGTTGTAATCATGGAAAATAAATATTATAAAACAGATTTCGAAGGTTTAATGAAAGACCCTAATAGCGGGGCAGTTCTCAACGTTGATAATACAAAACTGGATGCATATAAAAAGAGAAAACAGTTTGTCGAAAGCAACATCAAGAACGTAGAGCGAATCAATAAAGTAGAAAATGACATCCAAGAAATCAAGGACATGCTTAGTCAACTACTAAAGAGAAATTAATAAATGACAGTTCTTATCGCAAATACCAGTAATAATCAAAACTTTGCTTACTGGCTAAACAGAACTAACGAACTTGCTTATGCAATGTCGGTATATGCTGTTACGGCCAATGGCTCTAATGCTGCTGTTGGTAATGCTGGTATTACTGGCATTTTCAGCGCTAATGTTCTGAATTCTGCCTATAATGCGAACGTAGGAACTTATGTAGTTGTCGGTAATTTCAGTAATCCTGACGCCAACGCTGCATACGTAAACACAACCCATATCCACGTAGGTAACCAGACTTCTAATTCTACTGTCAACACCAGCACTATGAAGACTTACTCTGTGTTGGTTGGTTCTAATGTCGTTGTTAATACATCACAGATATTCATAGGCGATAGTTCTGCTAACACTGTCTTGAATAAGAGCTATATGTATTTCAAGGCAAACGATACTGTTAACTCCACATTTAATTCTAATGGTGTATTGATTACCAAAGACGCTATTTCAGCGATTCTTTCTTACGATACTTTGTGGGTTGGTAATAGCGTTGTTAATAGCACTATTATAACCACAGCCAATGACATATCTACAGGTTTCACAGCCAATACAACTTCTATCCGTATTGGTTCTAATACGTTTGCTAATGATACAACTATTGTTACTGGTTATACTTCTACATCAAACATACTTTCGAATTCTACATTCGTCGACGTAAGAAGCCCAACAGCTAATGTTAAGATTAATTCTGTATTAATCTCTCTTGCCAATTCTAGTAGCGTAGCAAATCTTACATCAGACAATCTTAGAATTGGTAATTCGTTTGTCAACAGTACAATTATTACTACTGGTAATGTTACTGTTAATACCACAGCCATTGTTGTTGGTTCTATAGTTTCTCCTGTTTTGGCCATTACGGCTTATTCTAATAATAATGTCACTATTTACGGTGAATCGAATTCTAATATTGGTGTGTCTGGTAGATCTAATTCTGCCCCTGGCGTTTATGGTAGATCTATAAGCGGCGTTGGAGCCTTTGGCGATTCAGAAAATTTCTATGGCGTATATGGTTTATCTAACACTTCTTGGGCTGGTTATTTCGCTGCAAGAACAGGAAATCCATTATATGTTGGTAACACATCAACAGAATTCTTCAGAGTAGCTTCTAACGGTCATATTGGTATTGGTGGTATTGCACCAACTGTGGCTATTGACATACAGTCATCTGTTCCTCAAGTCAGACTACGTGGAACAGGCACAACTTCAGAACTAAGAATTAATCCTGCATATGGCGGAGCAGCACTTGGTTCTATTGGTACTGTTGACACAACTCCATTTATGTTGTTTACTACCAACGTCGAGCGTGTTCGTGTTCTTGCCAACGGTAATGTAGGTGTTGGAACTACTTCGCCTGCATATAGATTAGAGGCAAACGGAACTATATGGGCTAATACATTTAACAGCGGT